TGTAGTGATAGCGTTCCAAACCTTAGTTGCCACAGTAACTATAGTGTTCCACAACGTTTGTAAGAACGTCCAAATAGCGTTCCAAATTGTCATTGCGATAGTCATAATTGTGGTAAACACTGTAGTTATTACAGTGACTAACAAATTCCAAATCGTAGTAGCGATTGTAATTATCGTGTTCCAGATTGTACTTAAGAATGTCCAAATAGCTGTCCATATCGTCATAACTATTGTCATTATCGTCGTGAAAACAGTTGTGATGATTGTAACTAAAAGGTTCCACACCGTTGTTGCAATAGCGATAATTCCATTCCATAACCCTTGTAAATAAGCGACTATTTGATTCCAAACAATCATTATAAAATTGTATACATTAGTTACTGCTGTAGTGATAGCTTTTAAAATAGCATTCCATACAACCGAAGCTACAGTTTTCAACACATTCCAAACTGTAACCATAAACGTTTTTATCGCATTCCAAGCATTTATAATAAAGTTTCTGAATCCTTCATTTTTATTCCACAATAAAACGAATATAGCTATTAATGCAGCGATTACACCAATAACTATTGTTATTGGACCACCTAAAATACCAAACACAGTTACTAGTCCTGTGATAGCATTTCTAATTAATCCAATCTTACCGAATAACAATTGGAATATAACTGATATAATTTTTAATGGTCCTTTTAATAACATGAACGCACCTTTTAAAATTGTTAATCCCGCTCTTAATAAACCGAACTTACTTACTAATGCAATGATTCTACCTATTAATCCGCCACCCATAAAGTTAGATACAGCAAGAATAATCGGTATTAAAAATCTAAATGCACCAACTAAAGTTATAATGACACCAACTAATTGTGCTGTAGCCGGATGCGCCTCAAACAAGTTAGCTATCCAACCAGTTATTGCTACTGCAACGCGTAATACTGCACTAGCTATAGGAGCCATTGCTGTTGCGAATGCAACTAATCCTCTTGCGATGTTTCCAATCAATTGCATTATTAGTGGTCCATTAGTTTGTATATAGCTGACAAAATCTTTAAACCCTTGTGATTGTCCAACTTGTTCAGACCATTCTCTGAATTTAGCAGTCATCTGTTCAAGAGACTGGAAGATTCCAGTTGATGATCCGCTGAATGCATTCATCAAATTGTTAATTCCAACGAAAACATTTTTGAAAATATTACCAATGATAGGTAAGTTTGTTTTTGTGTATTCAATAAAACGAGTTATCGAATTTTCTCCAGCTGCACTATTAGCCCAGTTAGAGAAAGATTGACCTAATCTATCCAACCAATCAGCCGACCATTGAAACAGTGGCGCTAATTGTGTGAATACATTGACTAATCCGTCACCGAAACCGCCTGCAGCACTTAATAGCTTGTTAAATACCGAAACACCAGTTGTATTCATCATGTTGAAGAACCTTGATGCTACACCGCTATTTTGAGCCCATTTAAGTACACTTTGAGACGCCTCTTCCATTCCTCTTGAAATACCACTAAAAAACGGTTGCAAGCTTTGCATTGCTGTTTTAACAGTATTTAAACCATTTGCAAGAGTTGTGAAGATAGCGGATTGATTTTGCTTTATAATATCAGTCCATGCTGACTTTACGCCATCTAAAGCTTTTTTGTATTCGTTTGTTGCTGAGCTAGCTTGTAAAGTGCCATCATTAAGCATCTTTATAGCGCTGATAGCCATTGCGCCAAATGCTACAAAGCCAGCGCCGGCTATTGCTACCGCACCACCTAAAGCAAGTACACCACCAGTTAACACTTTGATAGCGTTTAATAGTGCAAACACTACAGGTACTACGCTCGCTATTATAGGTATTAAAATGCTAAAAGATGAAGTTAGTAATCCACCAACCATATTAGAACCTACAGTACCGAACACACGGAACATATTAGCTAAATTCCCCATCTGTCTTTGGAAATTGTCGTTTGCTTTTATTATGTAGGCATAAGCTTTCTTTAAACCATTAGTATCTACATCTACCTTTGTTGTTTTTTTGTTCGGTAATGCGTCTAATGATTTTTTGAACGCATAAATAGTTGGTATAGAAAGTCCTGTATCTACCTCTAGTCGAGATCTAGTTTTGTTTGGAATACTTTTAAGCTCTTCTTTAGTGCGTTTTATTTTAGAGTTAGCAACACCATTGTCCACGTCTATAAAAGCTTTAGCTTTAGACCTATTTAATGCTTCAAGACTAGCTTTAGATACTTTTAACACTCGATTGAATTTACTGTTATCTGCATTGACGTCAATATTGACACGTTTCTTTTCCAGTTCGGATAACTTAGCTTCTGCTTCAGCGATATCTTTAGTTAACTTTTGTTTTTGTAGTTTAACTTCTGGGCTAGCTTCTTTGGAGTTAAGTTTGTCTAGTTCAAAATTTGATTCTAATATCTTTTGTTGTAAGTCTTGTATACTAGCATCTAATTTAGCTTTTACATTTTTGTTGCTAAAGGCATCTAAAGACTTTTTAGCAACCTTGATAGTTTTTTGTAATTTTTTATCGTTAGCGTTTAATTCAACATCTTTAGTTTGATCTGCTACTCTTTTGAATTTTTGTACAGATTTAACCGCACTATCAATTTGCTTTTTGAATTTAGCTACACTTGCTTCAATAGTCGCTTTAATTTTATATTCCGTCACATTAACACCTCTCTTTCTATTGCTTATTAAATTCTGCTATAACTTTAAAGAATTCATTATTTTGTGGTTCGTATTCATCACGTTCGCTACTAAATCTTATATCTTTACCTTCGTTAAGCCGTTGGATATTTTCTTCATAAGGCAATACGTCGTTTGCGTTGTTAAAAACATATTCCTCTTTAGGTTTATTTTCTGTCCCAACATTTTTAGTAGCTGCAGCATCACGAATAGCAAACGCAAGTTTGTAACGTTCGAATTCTTGGGTTAGCATTTCATACTCTTTCGCATACATTCGATAGTTATATTCTGTTAATGTCATTTGCTCAATAACGTTCAAATCTGTAATACCAAGTGTTGACATACAAGTTATAACGATTCTGTCGTAAGTTATTAGGCTTCCGCTGGTTTCTCTTCCGTTTCCACTACTTCGACTAGGTTTCGGGTCATAGGTCGCTTTCCCAACTCCGTTAAAATATCCGAACCAAATTCTTCTAGTCCAATATTTTCTGCGATTTCATCTAGTGCTTCATCAATGTTATTAATAGTAATTGCTTGTTTTTTCAAGTGAGATGTAGATGCAATTAAAACTTCGCCAATCACAACAGGATTTCCACTCTCTAAACCTACAGGCAACATTGATACACCTTGACCGATAGAAGCTTGCTCAACTTTTAAACCTAATCGGTTATCGATTTCTCTTAAAAATTTAAAACCAAAACTTAATTCTAATGACTTTCCGTTAATTTCTACATTCATAACTTAAAATCTCCATTCATGATTAATTTAAACAAAATAAATAGGGCTTAACGCCCTATTTTTATACCTCTCCTGGTGTAACCGTTGATGAATCTACCTTAGGTTGTGGAATTGCTGTTAAATCTTCGCCAGTTAACGCATCTGCTTTTGTAGTGTCATGGAATCTGTATCCAGTCGCCTTAAGTTTCTTTGTTACAGCCTCAGGTAGTGTTGCAAATCCACGTTGGAAACGACCATTCACTCCATATTCATATTCATATTCATCAATACCGTTAGCTTCTGCTTTTAATTCAAATTTATTGTGGAAACCTTGGAAATATTTCGCTTTAAATTTAGTAGCATCTCCATTTTTGCCTGGTATTCTACTTTCAACTTCCCAAGCCTCATACAATACGCGATCTACAACTGCATCTTCAATTTCATCTGCAAAATCGTCACCATAAAACATTTTAGCAGTACCAGACATTGTTGATTCAACTGAACCACCAGTGTTATAAGACCCATCCATCGTATCCTCTGTATCTGTATCAGCTTCATGTGATAAGCCGTATTCAGTTAAAAAAAGCATTTTAGTAGCATCTACTTTTTCGCCAGCTTTTCTAAACAAAATAATACGGTCATTACTATTTTTCATATTCGCCATTCAATATTCCTCCGTTTTTTAAAATGTTTTGTAAGATATCGTTATTGATGTGTGTAGCAATTCTTGATTAGTAGTATCATCGACTAACTGTGCGATGTTAGTATCATCTTCTTCAAAGTCATAATCGTTTGTTTTAACGCTAGGTGTTAAATCATCGATACACCTTTTAACAAGTCCGTCATGATGTCCTAAATCATCGCTTACACTCCAAATATCAATAACTAAATTCGTATCGCCAGAATAACTATCAAACGTGTACTTACTTCTATTTGACTCCGGCATTTTTATTACAAAAAAAGGATACGGAATCTCTTGTTGCATCTCTTTACGAGAAATAACAGGGAATCCATATCCTTGTAGCGTTTCATACGCTTTATTATAAAGTTGTAAGTTCGGTGTCATGCTTTTATCTCCTATTCAAACAACGCTTTCAATTCTTCTACAGTTGATTTTCTTATTACCTCATATACTGGCCACATAAAAGGTTCTGCCTCCATGTATCGAGTACCAAACTCTAAGAAACCACTATAAGCTGCATGCGATGTGATAGTGTATTGCAAATCGCCAGTTTTTTTATATCTGATATTGCGTGATAAATTACCAGTCCAATAACCCTTATTCATTACTTCTCTAGCTTTCAATTTAGCTCGTACTACATATTCTTTGGCGTTTTCCTGTAAAATATCATCTACATCATCATCAATGTTGGTTTTCATATCATGAAATTGGTTTAACAGTGCGTCTAATCCATCTATATTCATCAATTGACCTCTTCGATATAATATGACGTTTCGTGTCTGTATATCCTTGTATCAACTATCTTGTAGCGAATGCCATTAACCAACACGTGGCTAACAGGGTGAGATATTGATTCTTTTATCCTCAGAACACTTACATCGTTTTTTACATCACCAAATTCAAGTTGCTTTCTTGCTCTAGAAATGGGGTTAATATTGCATGGTATCGCATCATAAGTGATTAGTGCGTTTTCTTTTTTGCTAGTTTTAGGATTGTAAGTTGCTACTTGTTCTAATTGAAAAACAACTCTATCTTCATATCTCAAAAGAACACAGCCCTTCCTTTTTTAGTTCTCGTTCTAGCATTAAAGTAATTATCAATAATAGCTTCATACTCCTTGAAATCGTTCAATTCATACGCATTGCTACGTCCGTCAACCGCTTCTGATGTCATACCTTCAGCACCAATCCTGTTGTAGCGTTTAACTGCAACTTCTTTAATCATGTAACTAAACCTTTCCGGTATTTGTTCAACTTCAATAGGTAACATTGATAACAACTGGCTTTCACAACTTTTTATGATTTCTTCTAATTGTTCATCTTGCTTTTCATCTTTAAGACCAATACGTTTTTTTACATCAGCTAGCGTAGTCATATAACCACCTACTCTAGTGACTCAAAAGCATTGATAATTTCAGCTTTTGTTTGTTTTTCATCAACTTGTAAGCCAGCAACACTTGCTATTTCGACAAGTTCTTTTTTGGTTAATTTGTCATTTACAATGTAAATCATTTGTTCGTTGCGTTTATTTTCAACACTAGCTAAAGCTTTGATACGTTCATCTGTAGGATCATAACCTTTGCGAGGGTAGACATGCCCTTTCATATAGACATGTCTGTTATCTTCTAAATCTGTAAAATCTACTTTAACAATTCCAATGATTTCGGGCATGTTACCACTCCTAATTATTTATTAAACTTCTCCTGGTACTGAATCTGTTTTTTTGTCAGCAGGCACTAATTTAGCGAATGCTTTATCGTCAGCGATGTGTAACGCTACATGCATAGTTGCACGCAATGCCACCATGTCTTGTTCGAATAAGTTTACAGGTGTGCCATCTTCGTTTTTAACTGTAGATAATTGTGCAGTTTCATCGATTTTGTATTCAATTAATTGAGGGATACCGTAAATCAACTTATCAAAGTCACCAGTAATTAATTCACCGCGTTTTAAATTGCTTGATTTAAGGTTAACCACAGGTAGACCATCTAACGTATCACTGTTACGGTCATAAATACGTTCCTTAGTTTCAGGATCTACAATTTTACGTAACAAGCTTCTGTTTTGTGTTTTTGAGATAAACGCATTTGCTTCTAATTCGTCATCTTCAAGTAATGCCTCTAAATCAATAATGTTATCTTGTGTGAAGTCACCTTTAATAACCTTATTAGTTTTTTCAATTGATTGTGCAATTGATTTACCGAATGGATTGTTACCTTGATTCAAAATACCCGCTTCATCAAACTTTTTATAGAATGCTTCAGCAATCATAGGCTTCATTTCTTCAAAGAATTGTGAATAAGTGTAATTCAAAAATTCTTTTGTTACAGGTAAGATAACCCCTAATTTAAACGCTCTCATAGTAGCATTAACCCATGTAGCTTTAGATGTTTCGATTTTTTGACCTTCACCTACCCAGTAAGCACCTGGTTTATCAGCCCAAAAAGTAAACTTCTTCTCAGTACCTTCCATTGGTTCGTACTTACCTAATTGCATAATTTTAGAGTTTTCCATAACCTCTTGTAAGATAGGTGTTGTAAAGTCGTTTAACAACGTGCCATCTTTCTTTTCGTGCATCATTACATTGTCAGGGTTAAATACTTGTGGTTTAACATTGTTACTTGCAAAATGTTGCAAATTTAATTTTAATTTTTGTGTTTGTTCCATTTAAATGCCTCCGTTAATTTTTAATAATTCTTTTTTGTCTAGCTATTTCAGCTAAGTTTTGCGGTTTATTTTTAGTCGAGTGATTAAATGAATCTCCACCAGTCAATGGCGATTGTCTAGCGTTAACCTTAACCGCTTCATTAACCGCTTTTTTTACTGCATTAGAAAAAGCTTCAACGTTCGATTTGGTTTGTTCAGCAGTGTCAGTTACAACCAAATTGACAACCTCATCTGATGAATCAACTTCCGCTTCACTCAACATTTTTCGTGCTTCTGAACGCATTTCGTTTAATTGTTTTTCTGAACGTAATTGTTCCAGCTCTTTTTCCATTTGTTCGCGTTCATATTCAGCGATTTGATCTTTGTTCATTTTTGCTAATCGTTTAGCTTCATCAACAGCTTCTTGTTTCTCTTTTTCTTTCTGCTTCATACGACGACTTAATTCTTCTTTAAGACGCTTGTTATATTCTTCTTGTAGTCTTTTTTCGATTTCTTCTTCTGAATTAGTCTTTTTGTCTTGTTTGTCTTTGCCTTCATCATCGTTGTTATCTTTTGATTTTCCATTATCTCCATCTGATTCTTCAGCAAAAAACTGTAATTTGAGTTTTAACTTCTCTTGGATATCCATAGTTTTTACACCTCATTTATTTACTCTTGATTAGTTTTAAGCCATACATGGTTCGGGCTGTTACACTTGCATCTTTTATTGTCATAAGCATGGTTTGGACATAAAAAATAGCCAACACAATTAAGTGCTAGCTATTAAAAGAGAGGTTCATTATATTTCGATTTTTCTTTATCGGCTAATACTGCCGACCTTACGCTGTCTAAGTTTGCATCAATAATAACTGTTTCGTTTCGCTTTTGTAACTCTTTACGTATACCTTTTAACTCTCTTGCTATGTCTCTAAGGTATTTGTCAGTATTACTCATTTTAGTATCCTCCAAACACTTAATTTACTATCATACAAAGCTAACTTGCCTTTAAAAAACTTTACTTTTAAATCAATCACCGCTTTTCACTTTCCCTCCGAAGTATTTTGTTTTTCGTTTCTTGCTTGGTTTTTTCGGCCACATAGATTTAGGTAGTAAAGCGCAATCTGAACGACAATTGATATGCATAGGATAAAAATTAACACCAATTTTAGCGTCTTTAACTTTGAATATTTCTCCATTAAGCCCTTTGCATACTTTAGTTGTTCTATTATCGATTTTTGCAATATACATATAATATCCTTCCGGTGAAATTTCTTTCATGCTGTCAATGCTTGATTGTGCGTGAACACGTGCCGATTCCGTATAAAGCAATGATTTAATTGCTGCGGTCTTTTGTCGTGCTGTGCCTTCGAATTTATTTAAGTGCTTGCGCATATCTTTAACATATTCATTAGGATGTCGACCTCTAATAACTACATTAGCAATTATTTCTTCTACTTCTTGTTTCATTGCTTCGGTATTAGTCCATAATCGCTCTGACCAAACGACACCATGAAATTGTGTATCAACGATTGTATCTATAACTTCTTTAGCTACTTGTACACCTTCACCTAAAATACCCGCTTGATCACTGAACACACGATAAGCTGTTGATTCGAAATATTCCCTCATCGATAATTCTGTTTGAGCTGTTGCATAAGCAATTAAGAATTCTATTTGAATCTTTAATATCTGTTCTCTAGATACATACATCTTAGTGTTATACTTCTTTAATTCTTCATTTGCTCTATCGCTAAAGTCCTTGTTTTCGACCAATCTTTTTGCTTCTTCTTGAAACGCTTTTACATCGAACTCATCAATAATCTTTTGTGCTTCTTGTAATGTAACGCCTGCAAAATCTCCGTACTTAACAATAAACGCATTGATTTCTTTTTCAATGCGCTTAATCATCATATTCAATATACGTTCTATTTCTTCAGCTTTAGTTTTATCACGCTTCAACTCATTCTCGATTGCTTTGCGTCCGCGTTCTTCCCAATATTCTTGAGTGTTTTTGTTAGGCAATTACAATCATTCCTTTTTATCAACAGTATCTTTTGTATCATCATCTTGTTCGTCATCATTGATGTCTCTAGGGTCTTTATAAATACCTTTTTGAGCTTTTTTAATAGATTCTTTCTCATCTTCTTCGATTTTCTTAACTTCTAATTCAGGGTCTTGGAAGAACGAGAATAGAGACATTAAAGTTGTTTGGCTAATCTTCCCGCCAGAATCAATATAAGCTTTTAATTCTTCAATCAATGATTTAGGTAAGTTTCTGTTGTATACGTATCTAACAGTATTGAAATCTTTGTTAGCGTCAATCGACCGTGTATTTTTAAGTATTGTCTCTAACAACTTAGCACGACGTCTTAACCCTTTAGTAAACAATCCTTCTTTAGTTTTAGTACGTTGTTCCAATCCAAATAATTTGTATTTCATTGCCTCGCCCGATTGAGTGCCACTAAAGTTATCATCTTTCATGTTAGGCGTGTTGGTAAACATGTGTATATCACTGTTCAAACGGTCTTTATAAGCTTCGGTACCTTGTACATCGTATTGCTTATAAATATAACCACCGTCAACTGAACCTTCTGTTTCTCTACCTTCGCTATCAGCATAAACAGTCGGTTCTAAAAACAACACGTTAGCTTCCTTTTGTTTTCTAACTTCTACGGGATCTAAATTTAAATTACCTTTAATAAGTAACATAGCGTCATTTAAATCACTCATATAGTTAGCAGTATCTGATTCAGCATTATCATACAAATCAATTAAAGTGATTACTTTCTCATAATCCCCTTTTCTTCTTTCGTTGTTGCTAAATTCTGTAATAGGCATACGTTCGAAAGAGTGTGATTCAAAACCGTTTTCACGTGGTGTGAGCTTCAATCCATTTGTTCTACTGGTAAGATATCTATAAACACCGTGAGAAGTAAATAAATCAACTGTAAACACTTCATCTTCGTCAGTCTTGTCTATTGGTTTAGTTCTTAAATATCTAACGCCTGCGATACTATTACGTTCAATTGTATTGTCGTATATGACAAAAGTACTCATTGCATCACTCTTGTATAAACGCGTTTCATCATCTTGGTTTCTAATCATTATCTCATAAGCTTTACCGTAAATTGATAAGTCTAATCCTAGAGATCTATTGTGTGACTCAACATCATTCAAATCATTGAATGCCTCAATAGCTTCTAATACATCTTTGTCATCATCTTGATATTGAATTGGATTACCCAAGAAATAGCCGTTGATAAAATCGCTAATATAAGATGCGTAATCATGCGCTACACGGTTATCTGCCATGTACTCTTCTTTGCGTCGTGTTAACTCAACTAAGTTCTTAGTTTTACCTTCGTAATAATCACTTAACACTTTCAATCTAGGTCGTTGGTAATCCATGTGATGTTCAATGCATTTACTTACTTCATTAACGTTTTGTAATAAATCGGATTCCGTCCCGTCATATGTGTAAACAACATTGGCTTCATCATTAAATAAGTAATTTATGTTTCCCCGTAGATCTGTATCTGTTTCAAATTCGTTTACTTTTAACATTTGTTCCCTCCTATAATCCTAGAGATTTTATTGTGTCAACTTTCGAACTGACATTTGTGCGTTTTCTAACCGGTCTGTAGAATCGTTCCACTGAATAACGCAACGAATCGATACAATGATTGTATGTATCTACTGGTTCATTGGTATATTCACCTGTATCTTTGTCCTTTTGCCATGTGTAGTTGTCAAACTCTTCAATAGTCTTGAAACAACGTTCATCAACAATGATTTCAAATTGCATTAAGAATTGTAACCCTTGTACAACCGAGCCCTTCCCTTTTTTGGTTGGTAAAATCCTTTTAAGCCCTAGATTCCTTAATTCAGCTATACTTTTTTGTTCTGCACTATCTGCTGTAATTTCTTCTTTAGCATAACCAAGTTGCTTTATGACATTAGCTATTTCATCATTCAGCATACCTTGTTTAACATACTCTTCAATGATGTATAACTTCTTTTTCTTTACATCTATTTTAGAATGTATAAAAGCACTAGGATCATTAACGTAGCCAAAGTCCAATCCAAAATAAGAAGGTAAATGTCTTAACTCATCTTTATTTATTAAACGTTTTTCATACTTAGGGAAAACCAATTTGTCTAGTGTAGCAAATTCACCTAACGCATAAATTTTGTAATATGCTGGATTACGATTTGCTAACAACTCTAAGTTTTGTCGTGTCATTTCATCAAGAAACTTATTATCTCGATAACTAGATTGTCTAATCATGACATTTTCCATTGGTTCACCATGTTCAAAGAAATACTTATAAACCCAATTCAGTTTAGATACTGGGTTAAACATCAAAAATATTTGCTTATTCACGTGTTTACGCTCCCTCAAACGCAACGTTAATTGCGTGTAATCATTTAGTGTGAATTCAGACGCTTCTTCCATGACTATGTCTGATATGCCTTTTATCGACTTTATTTTCTCTGGGTTATCTAATCCTTTAAACAAAAAAACTGCGCCGTTTGGCAATTCAACTTTGTTATCAGTCTTATTCCAAAGGCACATGTCCCAAATACCGAAGTTTATCAAACAATCTTTGACATCTTCGAATAAACTATCTTTAATTGTTGATTGGACTTTTCTAAGCCATAGTATACGCCTAGGATATTTCCAGTCTTGCAATGCTTTAAGTACAACTTTTTGTATAACGCCGTGAGACTTACCGCTCGAACCTCCACCGTAATGTACTTCAGTGAAGTTATCGTAATTGGTTAGTATTTCGAATATGTTTCTATTGAAAACATTAGATGGTTTGTTAAAGTTTAATTTAACTTTCGTCATCGTACTCACCAATATTAATCTCAATATTCTTCTGAGTAATTTCTTTTTTATCGATATACGCACCATGTACTTTTAGTATGTGGTCAATAGATCTCTGACGCTCTTCAAAAGTTGGTGTGATTGTGTAAGTAACCTCTTTTTCCACTTCATCGTTTAAATGGTCATATTTCTTACTGTAAGCCTCTTGAGGTTCTCCTCTAGCAATAGAAGCAGATAACGCTAAAGCTTCTGTAATACTCATTAAACGCTCTTCTTGTATCTGTTCTAATCGTTCTTTAATATATTCCGAAACATTAACATTTCTTAACAATCGACTTGCTAAAGACTCTGCTGTTTTCTTACTATAACCTGCTGTAATTGCTGCTTTTTTACCATTACATCCATTCATTATATATTCATCTGCGAATCTCTTTTGTTTTTCGTTCATTTCATTTACCACCAACTCTCGCGCTATACGCTTTTTAAAATTAAAAAGGGATTGGCTATAATCAGCCAACCCACATAGATCCTTTATTCCTAATTGCGATAAGGGAAACGCAGTAAGATAGTCAATATCTTACGCTATCATAATACCTCGTTATAGGTGTCAAAAACTGTCATTTTACTGTCAATTTTAGCATTCTCCTAATTCTTCGGCTAGTTTAGACACTATTTTCTTCTTGATTCTATGCGCTGTACTTTCAGAGATGTGTATGTCATAACAAACCGCAATCAAAGTCTTTTTATTAAAATAATACTCTTGAATGAATTCGCGTTCTTTCCTACTTGATGTGTTGATTATACGTTCAATCGCACTCTTAAACTCAAGAATTTTACCTCTTCGTATACTACAAAGATAATTAGTTACTGCCATTTCTGTTTTTGATGTATTAGACGGTACAACCTCCCCGCCTATATTTGTATCTGTTGGAATCCACGGTGTCATTATTTCACTTCTTAAATCTTCAAGTTGTTTATGATAATTAGGATAATCACACAACTCATCTTCTAACTTTCGAACTGTTGATAATTTTAATCCGTATTTCTTTTTAGTCATGAATACCCTCCGTACAAATATGTTTAATCTTCAAAGTGTCTCAATCTACTTCTTAATATCTCTATCTCTCGCTCTTTAACTTTCACATCACCTTTTAACTGTTCAGCTTGCAACATCACGCCAAACAATAAGATGACTAGTAATATAATTGCTATGACTAACCACATCATCTACTCTGACACCTCCGCCCTCATCAAATCAGACTGATCGCTCAACTTTGCGAAGTAAATCGGCGCCTCTACATCATCATTAGCCGTCATCATAATATATACTTGCTCAGTTACATACTTACCTAACTCATACATCGCTAGTAAGAATAATAGTCTCAAAATTTCTTTAACCACCACTAAACACCCCATGTTAATTTATCGATAATTTGTATAGCTTGTTTTAATGCGTCTCTTTTTTCTTCGATATCTCTATTATCGCCATCTTCATCAGCTGACATTAACTCACTGTCATATTCATATAATAGTTCTGATATTTCATTACTAGCTACTACTAATAAGTTTTCATCTACATCAATCGTTACCGTTTTCTTTGGCATCTCCATCTCTCCTTATCTTAACTTGTGCCTCGTATTTGCGCTCAGCTTCTTCTTTACTCTCTGCCTCAACAACTGTAAACCTTTGATTGCTCTTAGCTCGAGTTATGTGCGTATGTTTACGTCCTGTTGAATCTTTGAATGTTGTGACTAAGTATTGTGTCACTTCCCCAAAACCTCCTTGACTCGATCTAAGATGTCTTTACACGTATCCTTTTCCTGCGTCTGCTGTTCCATCTTGTCTTTCATGATTCCTTTTCATTTTCTTTTTGTATGCGTCAATGAGTTGGTCGATAGAATATAAGTTGTAAGCTATGTCTATCACTATAACAATTGCTTGTTGGTCGGGATAAAATTCTTTGAATATTATCTGTGGTGTACTAACAACTGCGTCTTGAGCAAATTCTTTATCTTTAAAATTAAACATTTTGTGAAATTCTGTATCTTTAAAACTTGATTCAATCGCTTCTTTTATCTCTTCTGATGACACTCCTACTTGATTCGCAATACTCAATCCAAACGCCAACATGTCAGCTAATTCATCAAGTTGTACGTCTAACGGCTTACCTGGTTTCTTCTTCCAGTTCTTAAACGTTTCCAATGTATTAAACCATTCAAAGAATTCAACTACATATGCTATTTTGCTATCTCGTAAGTTCAGCGTTGGTATTCTATCGTCGAACTCCTTTTGTATTTGTAATAACTCTTGTAACTGATCAATTGTTAATGTGTTAGTCATTTTCCTGTGCCTCCTCATATTTATAGACAACTTGACCCGTCATAATCCCTACTGCTTCATCAAGTTCAATACCTTCTTTAACTGAATGTTGAATAGCATTTGTC